TCCATTACATCCCATTCGACATACTGGTCAGAGTTTGCAAAGAATAATGGGTTATCATTATTAATCAGGTCTTTTGCTAGTAATGCCGTACAGGCTGCTCCTTCGGTAATACCATCAACATCGATAATCTTACAATCAGGTGCAATCAATCCTAACATCGTATCCAAGTTAAATTGTTCACGGTGTTCTTTCTGTACCACAAAGATATAGTTTGCTTCTAGACCTAGGTTATCTACTACGGTCTGAATCATTGGTTTGCCATTGACATCAATCAATGGTTTAGGGAATGTGTATCCTGCTTCACGGAAACGAGTTCCTGCTCCTGCCATAGGAATCAGGACATTAAGTTTATCATTCTTCCATTTTTTACTCATCTTATTTCCTTTAATCTTAGGGAATATATTATCTATGGTCACATCATAAGGGTTGTCTACTCGTATATATTCTGCTCTACTGCGTTGGGCTGCCAACAATCCAGGCGGTGAATCCTCGACAATCACAGTCTCCTCTGGTAGAACACCCATCATGGACATTGCTTTCCAATACATCTCTGGATGTGGTTTACCATTCTTAACATCCTCATTAGATAGAATGACTGAACAGTGATGTATTAGTTTTGTTTTAGAGAGTGATGTTAGAACTGACCTACGAATAGAGTTAGAACAGACACCAATCATATATCCATCATCTTCTAGTTTTTGAAACAATTCACAGATTGCATCAATAGGTTCTAACTTACTGAGCAGTTGTCTGGTGTATAATTGTTTCCCTGCGGATATTTGTTCGTGCCACTCTTTGGGTAAACCCTTCTTCTTGGTTAACATTTCAAGTTTCTGAGTGGTCTTCAAACCATCATAAGTTGAAGTATGTTCTTCTTCACTTATTGTATAGTCTGTTTCAAATTTGCTATATGCACTGATATATTCAATCGCATCATTCAATGCAACATAATGTATTTTCTTGGCATCAATCAGAACACCATCTAAATCAAATAGAACTAGTTTTATCATTTCTTTATCGCAATAATGTAAGTGTCACCACAATGGGTTTCTTTTCTTCGGTCATGATGTTTAGTTTTATATCGGTCTAGTTGCGTTATAAACATATTGTATTGCAACATATTAAATCTCTCAGGTTGTTTTAATAACCAAGGGTGGTCGAGTTCACTTTGACTCATCCTGTCCATAGGCCACACATCTTCGATAAAGTATGTTCCGTCATCCTTTAGAAATGGCATAATATTTTTGAATGTCTTCAAATTTGCTTCAGGCCAGTGCGCTCCATCATCGATAATGAAATCAAACTTAATGTCATCCCATTCGTTTCTTATTTTCGTACCAACAGATGCATCCATAGAATTTGCCTTCAACCATCGAACTCGACTCTCTTTTAGAATCGGTATATGCGCTGGTTTAGTTCTTTGGAAGATATCTATCGTATAGATGTTTGCCTTCGGAAAGTAATCATGGAATGCTTGAGTAGATGCACCAAGATATGTGCCTATCTCTAGCAAGTTAATCGGTTCATCTTTTACCGACTCAAAGTATTTTTCATACTCCATGTAGTAGTGATGTTTTTTTGTGCCTTTATCACAATCGTAATTATCAAATAGTGTCTTTAAGTCCATCAAGTCTTTCCCACTTACAATACCATCTATTTCTATCTGGCATCCATTCTGTTATAGTATAATCGTATTTATTAGCAAAGAAAAGCATCCATTCAAGTGTCCAGTGAAAGAAAGGTATCTCATTTACTTTTGGATTCTCGTGGTCACGGTTACTTGGGTTGACTCTCCAATAAATTCTAGAGTTCGGAACTAGGCATTTAGTAATAGCATCAATCTGCTTATCGATAATTTCTGCATCCCCAAAGTTGATACTACCTAAACAAAAGGCAACATCAAATAATCTTTTACCAACACTGTCCCATTCTTCTATTGCAGTATTGGGTATGTCTGCACCTATATCTGTGATATCGATACCGACAAGATGGTCAAGGTGACGAGAAAAAGGATTGATTCCACAACCCACATCAAGGACGGTTTCGTTCTCTTTGATTTCCTCAATGAGTTTGAATCCAGTCCAATAGTATCCGTCAAGTCCTGCCGTTCTTGTCCCAGGCCAGTCATAGGTAAAGTAGTTCCTTAACCATTCTCTGTCATAGTCCATATATAATAATCTCGTTTGCCATCATTATGTTTTTCAAGTCCTTGCTCTTCTACAAATCTTAGAATGTGTTTGTTCTGTAATTTGATTTGAGACATCAGACCTTCATCATCAATGTAATAGTTTTTATAATTGGGATAACTGATATCCCATCCACCTGCTTCATGCCACCAGTCAAAACATTCTTGGTCTGGACGGTATACTATATGTATGTCATCCTTAAATTGCGTTAACCAATCTAATTGATAGGCAAATAAATGTGACTTGATGACACGGAATCCAACACCTTCATCATCGAAGGGTAAGTCCCAACTCTGAGGAAAGTTATTGAATTCCATACCTGAATCAAAGTATGCTCCACGATGCATGATTTGTCCATTGACTTTATACTCTCTATCTTGTCTAAAGTCAGACTTGTCAATATCATCACGAACATATAGATGGTCTTCTACATATCCAGACCACCTAGACCCAGGCGCACCAGTCACAAATATATACTTCATCGATACAAGACTTCCAAAGGAAAAACTAAATCTGATTTATATATCGATTTCAAACCAAGAGCATTCTGATTGAATGTCACCATAGTTCTTAGTGTATCTTGAGTAATCAAAGTCATGAGTTGGTCTCTATGAGAATCACCCCAGTCACCAGTGAACCAGTCATACTTACCAACCTTTTCTTCGATTGCTTTGATTGACTCTGGATTAGTCGCAACTTGATTCATTGCTTCTACAAGTCTATCACGATATGGATTATCTTTTGATACCCATAATGCTTTCTGTAGACCATCACGGAATGATTTCAATAGTACATATGCATTGTAGAAATCACCAGAAGGTTTCTTACCCCACTTCTCATAGTACAGGTCTTCAAATTGACATTCACAGGTAAGATAGTTAGGGTCATCAACATGACCTTCTTCTGACATTACCCCATGATGAAACCATACTTCTGCATCTTCATTTCCTGCCACATGTTTTAGATACGCCGCAGGATTCTCACGAGTTGCAGTAAGTTCTCCTCTACGGAATGCAAGTCTTCGTTCACCCCCAGACATACCTTTTACCCATGTAATCTTGTTTTCGAAACAAGCAACATATCCATGTACAGTGTTCTCAGGTGGACACATCAACATAGTCATTGCATATGCTTCTGGTGTCATACCTGAACCTGCGGAGAAAGATACTTTATCTGGAAAAGTTTCTAGAGTTTTTAGTTTACCTACAATGATATTCAGATTCATCAATCCAATAGATGCGTAGTCACCATAGTTATAGTCAACCTCTTCTTGTAAGAATGAGATACCATTACCACCATGAGATACCATAATATTAGATGGGTCTGATTGTAGTTCGTTATGGAACTCATTGAATCCACCAATGTCACGAGCAGAAGGTAGATGCACAAGTTTAATTGGTGCGTCTGTATACTTCTCTAACTCTTTTGCAACAATGGTTGCCCAAACAGATGTTCCACCACCCACTTTCTGTGGGATGATTAAGTTATAAGAATCAGGTGCAGGAAGTTCATCATTTGCTTGTGCAGATGCCCATTCCAGACCTTCAAAGAAACCATCGTCTGTTGAAAAAGCAGGGATGGTAAGTAGTCCGACTATGAATAGTCCAAAGAGGATTTTTTTAAGATACCCCATGTTAATACTCCTAAAGTTAGTATCATGAGTGTAACAAATATCGGTCTCGTAATAAGAGTTTCAATTGTATACAACCCATTGACTTGTAAAGTCATGTTTTCGATTCGTTCTGATAGAATGAATCCTATAAGTAATGCAGGTCTACTAAATCCAAATCTCTTTGCAGTCAGACCTATAATACTGCAAAGGATTATCATAATATAATCTTCCCATCCACCTGTGTATTGAACACATGCCCATACGACAAATGCCAATAGGAATGGAAAATAATACTTGTAGGGAACTTGTGTTATCTTAGCAATCCAGTTTGTCCCTAATAAACATATGATTGCAACGACTATACTACCACATAGAAACCCAAATGTCAAGGAAGAAAAGAATTTTTCGTCAGCAATCAAGTCAATTGACCCTAACTCAAAATTCAGATACGCAAACAATGACATCAGGACTGCGGTAAATGGTGCGCCTGGAATTCCAAACAATACGGCAGGAAGCATAGATGTTGCTTTCTGTGAATTGTTTGCTCCTTCTGCACCAATGATACCTCTTATGTTGCCTTTACCAAAAGCAGGTTTAGGGTTTGGTGTAGATGCTACTGCTTGTCCATAAGCAATCCAATCTGCGACTGCACCACCTAAAGCAGGTAATGCACCTATGAATGCACCTATCACTCCACCCCTAAGTGCTAACCATCGATGTTTCCATACTGCCAACATACCTTCAAGAGTCCCACCTTGGGATACTCTTGCAGTCTGTCCTCTTTGGAAACCAGTCAATAGTTCTGGTATAGCAAACAACCCTGCAACCATAGGCATCAATTGAATACCGTCTTCCAGATAAAACCAACCAAGGGTAAATCTTTCAGATGCGGTATTGGGGTCAGTCCCAATTGCTCCAAGGAATACACCAGAGAACAATGCGACCAACCCCTTTATCCAATTATTACTTGCTATGAAAACAACAAAGGCAAAAGCAAGTATTGTAAATGCCCACAATTCTGGAACACCAAATATCAACATCAATTGAGCATAAAATGGTAAGAACAAAAATACTAGAGAACCCCACAACAAACCATTTAATGTTGAAGTGGTAACCGCAGCTGACAGAGTGTAAGTTGCCTTACCCTGTTGTGCTAACGGAAACCCATCAACCATAGCAGTTGCGGCGCTGTTTGCGCCTGGGATTCCTAGAAGTATTCCAGTATAACTGTCACCAGTGGTTGACGCAGATACGACTGCCATGCAGAATATTACTGCTAGGTATGGGTCAGGAAACAGATGGATAAAACCAAAGACTGCTAACAACCCAGTTGTCGCACCAGCGGCAGGTATAACCCCAATGAGCAAACCATACAGGACTCCTAGTAATAGGACTCCTAGTTCAATCATTAGAATTTATATTTGAATGCCAGTGTGGTGTATAAAGATTTCTTGTCTAGATTATCGTCCACTTGATACCAAATTCCAGGCGCAATGGCAAATCTTCCAATCTTTCTTTCATACTCAAAAATAGTCAGGATATTCTCAAGGTCACCATCGTCTACACCATCTTTACCTAGTGCGAAACGAGGGTTCACAGAGATTTTAATCTTGTTTTTATCCCACTTATATTGGTAACCCAATTGAATCCAAGGACGGATATATTCATCCTTACCTTCTTGGTGACGGAACTCAAATCGTTTACCGATTGAGAATCCTCTCCATTTGAATCCAACTATATCGAATCTAGGACGGTGTTCATACTTACCGTTGTTATCCCAGTATTGATATTGGAGTTTTATTTTGCCATCCCAAACCTTTGTACCAATTTGGAAATGTGATTTGTCCTTACCCCAGTCCCCATTTGGGCCTTCTGTGTAAGAACGATAACGGATATGCCAGTCATCTGCAAAGTTAACTTGATAGTTCATTTGATGCCTATCAAAGTCATCCGCATACGCTGGTATAGAGAACATAGTAGTTAGAAAAGCGCCTACTACGAGCGCAGTTAGTTTAAGTTTCATTTTTTTCACTCTCTTAATGTAATTGTAAGATTATTCTTACCCAGTTATTTATAAGGTTTTGTCCTTACAAACTGTATTCCATGTTGACTTTTGCGTGTTTTTTCTCATCAGCACGGACTTTTTTGATTAAATCTGATAACTTAGCAGACTTTCTCATACCATAGTATTCAATTGCAAGTTTAGGAGCAGGAACATTCTCTACCTCACCACTCTCAACCATACTAAGATATTCTGTATATGACTTCACTGCTTCTTCTTCAAAGTAGTGAATCATTCTATGTGCGGTCTTATATGATATAATATAGACTACAAAATAGAATGCCATAAAAATCATTTGAGCAACTAGCACTAACCATCTTTCAAACCAGTTGGGTTGTGCTATTTCTATAAAGAACATGAGATGCATTCTTTCATTCTCTGCTTCTGCTAACATCTCTCGTATCGCAGGCCCATATCCAGTCTTCATCTTTCTAAGACTCTTCAGATGTAATAGAGAACCTGCTACCCAGCCTGGAACTCCTGCTACAGTTTCTAATACAACTGCTCTGTGTCCATATCGTTTAGCAAAGAATGTATCTGCCATAAAACGAAAGAACTTAGTCATTGACCTTGCGAATAAATCTTTCATATCTGCTCCATTAATGCTTCTATATTTTCTCCTGATTCTGGTAACTTGTCTTTCAGAAAGAAGTGAACAAAGTCACAGTTATCGATATCCTCTACTGCCGTAAACAACCCATTGAATTTAGGGTCAAGATGTTGGGTAGGTATTTTATATTTCTTGAGAAAATAATTCAGTAGGGTCTGGTCAGTTGACCATTTGTATGCACCCATACCATCAACAAAGTCTTCAAATTCTATACGATGAATGAACTGCATTGCATTGTCACCATTTAGATAAGGCAGAAAGTTCTCACAGTTGAGAACAATAAGTCCCATATTAAAGAACTCAAATCCACTACGAGGACTTGGTTTGAAATCAAGACGATTGCTATGTAATGCTCCATACTGCATATGACTATAATTTCTTATTTTATCGACATACCATGGTTGACAGTTCATCTCTCGTTCACATACTGCACCGAATGCTACATCCTCTTCCATTGCTTCAAATACATTATCTGCATCTGGACGGATATAGATGTCAGCATCAATGATTGCAATCTGGTCGTACTTGTCTACCAAGTCAAAGGCATTCTCCTTTTCATAGATTGGTAGATATCCACCATACTTCTCATATGATTCTTTACTACGGTTAGTACGGAAGACATTTGGTTTGACTCTCAGTTTTGCTTGAGTCAATACATAATGCTCTGCACCGATTCTGTCTGCGTATGCTTTTACACTGTCTATACAATGTTTATACAGTTTACTAGGTTTACCTACTGCAACTTGATATATTAATCTCTTCAATGTTCAACCGTCCCCCCTAGGTCATCTTTCCAGATGGGTCTAGAGTATCCTACAATTTTATTTCTATCCACAAAGTTATCAAAACCAACACTACCAATCCATTGGTAATCTCTTTGATGTTCATCAGTTCGCATATCATCATTCATTCTATCAAGTAGAATATCATCTGAATACTTTATCAAAGTACGATTCTCATGATACTCTAATACTCGTTCTGCTCCTTTGGGTGTCATACAGTACCCACTTGTTATCGGAACAAGTTTGAATTTAGCACCCCAATATGGATGTCCGTTAAATCTTTTACCATATCTTTCCCAATCATCCCAATAGTAATCACAAATACTATAGATGTCGTAAGGTAATTTTTTACATTCTGCTCGTGGGGTAATACATAAAGTATCGTGTTCAATAACAGTAATGTCTTCTCCAGACTCATAACAATGATTCCATAATGCCCAATGTGATTCCCATGCGGCGAGTTCCGTGGGTGTACATTGCCTATGGTTGTGATAGGAAACACTATTAAAGGGTCTTGTAAGAGTATCAGGGGTTACTGCGTCAAACCACTTAACAGTGTGTCCATGGATATTCCATGAATCGGTTGTATGTCTTGCGTACTTCTGTGATACCTCATTATCAGGTATCTGTATCATCCAAATATTATCTATAATCATCTAAATCAAACTCAGTTCCATGCATTTTATATAAATCTCTCTCGTGATTAGTGTAAACTAATACTTCAGGGTCATCGATAAGAAAGTCGCAACCATTGCAGTAAGAAGGATAATCTCCAGAAAGATGGTCACTACGGAGTTGAGAGTATGCTTCACCTTCCCATATTTCTTCGATTGTGTTTTCACTAGTGTGTCCAAGGACTGCTTCCTCGTCCCTTCCCAATACCTGACAGCAAGGAGCAACAGCACCTCTTTTACCATCAAGACCGCCAGCACGAATAACAACATCTGGACTAAAAGGTCTACCACAAGTTTTCACCTTGCCTTCTCGTTTATTTTTACCAATGTCCCAGACACCAGACCAGTTATGTAACTTCCATATCTCAGTCTTGACACCTAAGTCATCCACTAATTCTTTATACCTTTCCAATTCATAATCTAGATTATCATTATCCGTAATCAGATGATAGGTAGCAACTACACAGTCACTATTTGTTTTCTCTACATATTCCTGCATCTGACGAATATTATTTATAATGTGATTAAAGTTACCCCCAATGCGGTTATACATCCATTCATCATACTTGGCAGGGTCATAACCTATGAAAGAGAATCTATAGAAGTCTAATCCTGCATCTACACAATCTGCCATGAATTGTCCATGCATACGGAATCCATTAGAGAACATAAATGCCTTTGCACCATACTTCTTCACTATCTCAATATATTCAGGTAATCTACGAATAAGGGTAGGTTCACCTGAACCTTCTAGATTAACAACTCGTAATCCGTGTTTAGCACAATCCTTTACATTCTCTTCGAACTCTTCAATAGACATCTTCTTGAGAAAGTCTTTATGTCTTCCACCAGTACGCATATCCTGTGGACACATAGTACATGAATAGTTACAACCACCATTTACTTCAATTACTGCTCTATCAATCTTCATAAGTCTTATCTAATTCTCTTCTAAACTGTCGTGCCTGTTTATTCATCATATTCATAGTTATAGTACAAAAGTGTTCACCACCATCACCAATAGCAGATAAAAACTTTGCTCTATTGCTTATCTTTACTGCGTTAGGTGTATTATATGTAGTAATACCTTCCCATGATGGTATAAGCATTGGTTTAGCAAAGTTTCTACCTATCTTATGCCACATACCATCATAACACACAACAAATCTTGCTTCTTTTATTTGAGTGTAGGCATCTCTTATAGGAGTTCTATAAGTTAGAATCCTAGTATCCCACCCTCTCCAGCGAAGCGCTTGAATTATAGCATCCCAATCAGAATTTGTCAAGAACCTTTTCCACTTTCTTGGTGGTTGACTATTATGTGTTGGTGTGAAAATAACAATCTTCTTCAGAGGGTCTATAAACTCTTGTTTTTTGAATCCCCAGTTTTGTGGTGGTATTCCCTGTGGGTCTTCTGAATTGTCTTCAAAATAAAATCTATCCTTAAATTTTACTCCACTAGTATTATCTGGGTCGAATAAGTCTGAATTATATACATGGGTAATCACGACATCATCTTCACGATGATACCGTGTAGCAATCCATTCAGTCCTTTCTATGATTGTTTCTGGGTCATCTGGATGCGTGAGGTAGTCCTCATCATGACTCCAGTGAAACTCTAGATTGACAGGGGCATCAATCTTCTTTGCATGAACATGAGCAACATTGAGACCCCACATAGAGTCTCCTACTCCCCAAGTTCCTCGCCATCTAATCTTAAACATACTGCTATTTAGGCAGTATTTATTTTCCCTTTGTGTATGCTTCCTTACCGTAGAAGGCTGCCACAATCGCCGCAACCGATACAAAATAGGTAGCTGCCATATCACCTAAGATTTTAGATGCGTTTTCTAGACCAATCAAATCTGCTATCACAACGGCAAGAGGGTATAGTAACATACCACCTATGGCAAACCATGCCATCTTCCTTTGGGCATCTTCTTTTAGGTCATCATTCTCCATGTCCGTCAACATCTTGTGACGAGTCAAATCAGAATCAGTGAACTCTCGTTCTTCTTTTAATTGCTTTTTTGTAGGCATAAAATACTCCCATTATAACCACAGGAGTATTTATATGTTTAACCTTCTAGATATTGGTAAATTTCTTTCCAATTTTTCATGAGGGGGACATCAGCACTATCCATGTTGAAACCGTGTTCCATCATCATAGCATCCAAACCAAGGTCTTTACCCAACAGAGCATTCTCTTCCTTATCTTCAATCCATGGTAAACCAGAGTCTTTATAAGGGGCAAGTGCTTCATCTTTGTCATCACCACAACCTAGTATGATGAACTTCTCAAAGACAGTCTCACCAAAGAGTTTCTGTAGGTTCATGATTCTTAGTTTCTGAGCATTTTGGTTCTTGTGTAAAGAAGTAATTGCGTGAAAGACATATCCATGCTCTTCGTGCAGTTTCTTTACATAGTGAACTGCGTCCCTTAGAGGGGGAATGAAACCAACCATTGCAGATTGGTTGAACTGGTTGATTAGGTCTTTACCAAGTTTCTCTGGAATACCATACTGTTCAAATACACAGTAGTGTTTCCATTCACCTTTGATTTTTTCGTAACCTTGTTCACCCATCCAGACATCAAAGGCATAACCCCAGTTAAGAAGTACACCATCAACATCGGTAAGAATTACCTTGTCCATATCCATTTTTGTTAGTTCCTTTTCCATCGTGTTATTATTATAACAACAACAGATGGTTTTGTCAAGCCTTTTTCAAATATTTGAACTTGTTATTTTTGTAGTCTTCAAGCATGACAACCTTGTTTCCACCACCTGTATAGTGTAGGAAATTTGCTTTATATCCACGGTCATCATCCCAATGTGTAGGAGTATCGTTCCAAGTTTGGTCGATACCTTCGATAGCAAACTTATATTTTGTAAGTTGTCCAGAGATGTAAAGTTGGTCGTTGTTCAACCAGAATGCTTCATTATGTAGGTCTCCATCTATCATGTAGTTTTTCCAATCATCAAATACTTCTCTTGCTCTAATTCTTGCATCACGAGACCATACCATAACTCCAGTATTAAAGCAAGTAACTTTTGAATAATGTTTTCCCCATGTGTTTGGTACTATAGGGATTCCTCGTCTTTGAAACTTCTCTGATATCTGTTTATAGGATTGAGCATTAAAATCCCAAGAACAATATCCTCTTCCATTTGATGTTTCAATATCAGATTCGAATACACCATAGACATCGCAATCCATTAGGTCAAATATATTCTCTTCAGTATTACAAATAATATCAGAATCAACAAATAATAGTTTATCGTAATCGTCATAGATTTTGTCATAGACTAATCTCATGACCTCAAACAATAAGGTAGTTCTACCTGTTTCACCTATAGTTTCTCTTCTGTTTCTAGAGAAGTGGTGGGCTGCTCCTATCTTGTCTGCATATATTCTGAATGAATCTGCGGATAGGTCAGCAGTTCTTTCGTATAGTTCACTGCGTGTGCCTGAATATTGTGGGACTGGTGGTCTTAGTTCAGTAATCTCATCCGTAATCATATACTGGAAGATTATGTTTCTCATGCAAGAATCCCATCAGGATTTGGTCTCAATTGCCAGTCATAATCAGGAAACTCAGGATACTCACCATCTTTTCTATTTTTAGGTGTGCAGAATGGATTAGACATGCGTGTTACATGTTCTCCTAGAATCTCATCTACTTCATCAATAATGTTCTGTTCACCTTCTCTGGTAATGTATCTATCACATAATGCCTTGCTTTCAAAATAAGAATATCCTACTTCGTGTCTTTCCATAAGCATCGAACCACCAGTATTAAGTGATACCATTACTACTACAACCCATTCAATCATATTGTAATCCTAGTAGATACTTTGTCTTACCCCCTTCTTTGACTGCGGTCAATGCTCTATTACGGTTCTCCTCTTCACTGACATAGGATACATGCACCCAACCAGACCTAGGGTCACCCTTAGTGTAGAACTCTAGGATTACTTGGTCAAAGTCTAGATTGTCCAGAATCCATTGACATACTTCTGCGTTGTCTGCCTTATCACATTCAAAGTCAACTGCTTGACCTTTACTATGTTGTGATTTATGTGAACCACCAATTGCTTCATTGAGTGCAGGACTTCTGTATCCAGAACTGATTCTGGTAATACCAAAATGCTCTCTTACAGGTTGTACTACATTCTGAAACAATGCCTTGGCACTTTCCAGATGTTCATCATTAGGTGTATTATCGATACCCAAACGAGTTGCGGTCATTGACCTTGTAAACTCATTCAGTGTAAAATTCTTACTTAGTTTCATCTCTTACTCTCATTCTTAAATCACTAGTAGAGAACCTATGGTCTCTATTATTGAATATTATATCTATATCTCTTTTACGGCAAATATCTCTGCCAGTAAAATCTTTATCCCTGTATTCTTCTCCAAGGATACGAACATCAATGGTATATAACTCCATGAGGTCTAGTAGGTCTTCCTCAGTGCCATATGGGATAATCTCATCCACATACTTGATACCTTTGAGTTGTGTGTATCTTTCAACGATACTTTGGACTGGTTTGTTTTTCTCTGGTCTATCAAGACTAGGGTCTATCTGTAATCCTACTAAAAGGTAATCACAGTGCTGTTTCGCATCACGCAACATCTGTACATGTCCTGCATGTAATAAATCAAATGTGCTACATGTAAATCCTATCTTCATATTTTACCAGATTCAACTAACTCCTTTGTCATTATATAGTCTCTTACAAAGTCAGACCTTACAATGTCTTTCCAACCAAACTCTACGGTTGTAAAATTATTCATGACTTCCATGATATTCATAAAGTCTAATATTCCTTTTTTGTCTGACTCTTTACTTAGGTCAGATTGATAATAGTCCCCACTGAAAATGATTCTTGAGTTTCTACCTACCCTTGTTATTATTGAATCAAGTTCATGATATGTGAGGTTCTGCATTTCATCCACAATGATAACTGCGTTGTCTATAGTCACACCACGAATAAATGATGTGGACATAAACTCAATCACACCCTGTGCTTCAAGCATATCATATGCACCCTTCTCATTGAAGAGTTCTTGACATATAGCACGATATGGTGCAGTGTAGGTATCTGTCTTTTCTTCGACTGAGCCTGGGAGATATCCCATCTCACGAGTCGGAACAACACTCCTTACAATTACGACCTTATCTTGAGCATACGATTTGTCCATCGTATCTTGAAGGGATAGGTAGAGGGCAATGAACGATTTACCTGTTCCTGCACTACCGCATAAGACCAGATGGTCACCATCATCCCAAGCAGAATATGCTTCTTCTTGATTGTCTGTAATAGGGTCATAAGTCAGAAGATGGTCAATCTTCAATCGTTTCATTGTCATGTTTTTATAGTATTCCCTGAACCAGACCCTTTCTTGATATTCTTCATTAGGTCTTTCCAGTCTCCACTTGTTTTATTAATAACATTACCAGTATGGGTAATCGTAGCAGGTGCGGTTATCACCTTTTCCAAATCTGGATTCTCTTCCAGATATTTCTGAAACTCGTTCCAAGACATAAAGACATCTTTAGTCTCTTCGGTTTCTTTACTTCTTACTGTATAGGTTGGCATTTATATAATCCCACTGCATTGTTTGGTTTGCTTGTATTCACACACTTATATCTATACTCTTTTACCAACTTCAAAACACCAAAGGTCATAAGAGTTTCAACTATGAGTTTGACATTATTAGATTTGATGTCATCAATAATTAGGTACTTACATCCCATCCATTGACCCATACGAATATCATTTATTACATGTGATATATCATGACCACCGTCAATAAAGATAGTATCAGGGTGTGGATGTTCGTACTCTCCTTTTTGGACTCGTTCAAAGTATGCCGTACTATGACACAGAACGAAATTAAATCTGTCATGAAATTTTGTTTTAAGAACATTTGCTCCTAACTCTGTCCAGTCATGTCTGCCTATATCAACAGAAGTTACATGGACGGTAGGAAATAATTCTAGGTTGATTGCAGAACTGTGTCCTGCGTTAAGACCAATCTCTAATAGAGTATCATAACCAACTACACTGCGTATATCTCTCCAAAGTTCGCATACTTCCTTTGATGGGGGCATGTGACCCTCATACTCAGGTTTCGGTAAGTAGTCAAGATTTAGCATAACAAATTTCCAAGTTAACGAAGGGGGGCGACTAGCACCCCCCTACGAGATACTAGACCACCTACCTTTTTATGCTAGATTGATTTGAATATCATCATCAAATTCGGCAATAGTTTGATTAATGAATGCTTGTTTTGTAGATAACTTGTGAGCAAGGTGACTCTTTCCCTTTTTCTTGAGTCTGTGGATGTAGTTATCAAGTTCTCTACTGTCATTCTTTAATCTCTCTATTTGGGTTCTTGGCATAAATTGCTCCTTGTTTGTTAGAGTTAATCGAACTCATAACGAATCAAGATAAGAGATTTGGAAACGCCTCCTCTACTATCTTCTTTGTCAAACCTTTTACTGGTGCTTTTTTAGCAACCATGTTAAGAACAATCAGTGCATCCTCTGGATGGATTGCTTCTAACATTTGAATGAAGATGTTTTCAATTTTATATTGGGGTGTCCCTGCACTTCTAGCACCCTTAACAAATAGTCCAAAATCCTTGTGTCTCTGTCTTAGAGAACTAGGAGTTGACTCTGGTCTGTTGGGTGTGTATGGGGGTTTCCCCTCTGGAAGAATGAATTCCAACTTATCATCATATGCACCACGGCATATATCTTTGATAGCAGGGATAGCATTCTCTTTTAGAAACTCAATCTTTTGATAGCGATTGGGTTGTTCGGAAAATCTCTGTAAGATTTCAAAGACTTCTAATTGCATAGCAATATCCTCATAGTATTATATATAACATTTTGCCCCTTCAAAAAGGGTAATATATTATATATATTTCAATTAAAATGTAAAGAAAAAGGGCATCGAAACGCCCTCTCTCCCCACTCACGGAGCTGTTCACCGTGAGTGTACTTATATGAACAGTGTATCAACCCTTAAAGGTTTCTGTCCATTTCGTGAAGACATCTCGTGCTTCTTGCTTACTGAGACCAAACTCATTCTGCAACTCACGAGGCGCTCCAAACATATTTATCTGTCCAGACTCTCGTAAGATATCTAAAAAGACAAAAAAATCATCCAATTCAAATTTAACTTCCATAACGAACCTCATCCTCTTCTAACATCACTTCATATTCAGAAATCAGGAAAGTAAGTGAAGCAACCTTCTCCAGATTTTGTGTTTCTTGAGCAATCTCAAGTTCTTTGTTAAGTTTTGTCAAAGTCTTTTGTATCATCTCTTTGACACTCATAGTCCATACTCCATAATCATTAACACGGTGCGTACTCATAGGGTTTGTTCCACTGTCCTGCGTTGATGTTAGTGTAGTAAGCAATATCAAAATAATCAGTCATGATATCACTCTTGTTGTACCACTCACCACGACTAGTAGGTGCTTTCATTGCTTTAACCAACTCACCGTAGAAGTTAGCAACCTCTGGTTCTCCAACCTCGTTTGCCCACTCTTCAGCGTAGTATTCGTTCACTTGAAGATGGTCACCAACAGGGTAACTCTCTTGACCACGCTGTTCAGCAACCATGTCATTGTGCTTTTGAGCAACACCAAGTAAGTCCAACTTACCACCTTTAAGGTTGACCACCAAACTAGAATGATTATCAACTGCGATAGTACCTTTCATACCGTACTTCTTCAATACTGCTTTGATTCCACCAGACAGTTCTTTCTTCATTTCTTGTGATACATATGCCATGTTTTTTACCTCTCAATCAATTATGTTATTATAATACCAAGACTCGCAGGTTTTGTCAAGCGTTTTTTTCAACTATTTTTATTGAAACCAACTCGTCTTTTCCATGGTAAATTACTTTACCACCTGTCACTTCGAATAAGTCTTTTGCCAACTGCTTCTCTTCCTTTTCAGTGGGGTCGAAGTGTGGGTTCAAGAAGTATTCCTGTAACAGAGTTCCTTTCTTATATCCTTTCATTAGAAGTCTCCTACATCAACTTGTAAAACTCTCAACCCTTCTGCTCTGAACATGTCAACGACTTGTTGTCTGTCATCAACTGCCATCACAGGGTTGAACCCATCTTTCCTCATCTTGTCGAGAAACCCTTTCTTGAGTTCATCGTCAGGTCTGAAGTCAGTATCACCTCTCATGTAGATAGCACTGAAAGAAAGACCATTCATCATCAATTGCTTGAGGGTGGTTGCTCTCTGCCTTTCATTCCTACCAGTAGAGATAATAATCCTGTTCCCAGTTGCCCAGAGTGATTTTGCTAAGTCAAATATCTCCGTGTTTGGAGTATCCTGCATAACAACTTCAGGGTCTCTGAACGCATCAAAGTCCTTGGGTCTCTGGGTGACGAAGTGTCTCCTATGTTCTATGTCCATAAGAGTTCCGTCAACATCAAAAATAATATCCATAATTAACCTTCGTAGCAGGGCATTTCCTCGAATCTTTTTTCGATGACTAACTCCTGCAATTTTTCGTAATCGAAAAAAGATTCGAGGAAATG